CTTAACACCATAATCATCACCATACTGAATTAAGGTGCGCCATACCAACCATAGTGCTTCTTTCAAACCTTCCGCCGCATTGCGAACTGTGTTGTCTTGGATAATTTGGTTAGGCGACAGAGCCATCTGCAACTTGATACCTGAATTGCCAGGTGCCATAACTTCTGGGTTGAACACATCTTGTGGTGTAGTCATACCTACCATTGCCATAGTATCTTGTTGAATACGGTTCATTGCAACTTCTAAGAACTGCAAGTTACCGCTTGGAGGTGGCATTTGGTAAATGTCTTTGCTTGGGTCAAACTTACTGTCTAAAATAAAGATTGCACTTTCACCGTCTTGCATCATTTCAAAATCAACACGGTCTGGTTTAACACCAATACGAGGTGTAGCAGTTAGCAAGCCCAATTGAATCTCAGCACGAGCCGCACTGGTTTGGTATTCCTGCATTGGAATAACACTTTCAGCAATACTCATACCATAGAAGTTTCCTGGCAGTGGCTTTGGACACATGTTGGCAACAGGAATAAACTCTACTTCTCTAGCACTAATGATGTAACTACCACTATAGATAAGTTCCACTAGTTCTAATTCACCATCACCGTCAATGTCATACTTGTTCCAAACAGTAACGATACTGACTTGACGACTATCTGGGTCAGCACTTGCCGCACTGCTTACAGGAATACCCATAACTGGCACACTGTCACGAGCGTGAATAGCCAAGTTGTTCAACACTGAACCTGCTTGATAAGCACCATTCATGTTGTATTCTGCATACTCACGGAATTCTTCCAAGTTGATGCCTGGATATAACTCAAGGGCTTCTTGAATTGTCATTGGGTCGTAGTAACCGCAGAAAGGTTGATCTTTCATTTCAGGCACAGTTGGATCACAAATCCAATAGTGCTGTGCAATAGGATGGAAACGAATGTTGATGTTGTAGCCAGTTAATTTATATTTGGCTTTGTATGTGGTGTTGCGACGAATACTGTCTTGGATAATGCTTTCTTGTTCGTCTAAGTTGCCTTGAACAATTGCATCACCCTGCTCACCAAACTGTTGGGCTGCTTCATCACTTTCAGTAATGTCTAGCATGAACTTTTGAGCAACGCCTTTGGCATATTCTGTTTTTTGTGTGCCTAGAAGTTGTGTGGCTTCTTCCATGACTTTCATCATATCCACTGTTTCGCGGCGTTTGCTTTGGCGTAGTGCAGTTAAACCTGCTTCAGCGGCTTGTAATTCAAATGCTCGTAATTGATCTGCGGTTCCGCTGGTTTCGACATAACGAACAATTTGCTCACGGACTGGCTTAATCATCATCATGCCGTTTTTGTGCATAACTGAGTCCATTGCCCAACGTTCCATTACAAAGTGCGGGTCATTCATTTGATTGACAACCTTGCTGACCATGTTTGTGGCTTGTCTTGCGGCTACTTCATCTTCCTCGCCATCAGCAACAAAGTCAAAATTGATTTCGCCGTTGGGAGTAAGACCCTTGGCAATAACGGCTGTTGCGTAATCTACAACTGGTTTTACACTGGGATGGATGTAGTCAATGCCATTGACAGGTGCAGTAGAATCAGTAACTGCAAGGCACAGGTAGTGATAGTCTGACGCACGATTTACTGCGTTTTTGGTGCCTAGATAACGCAAGTAAGACGCCATTTTAACGTCCATTTGGTTCTTCATGCGGACAAAAGTGGCATTAGTCTTGTTGTTCTGATTAATGTCCTGCACAGGGATATTCTTGATGTTTAACATCTGGTTAAGTTTCCTTTACTGATTGCTTATTTAGCATCAGTTGTATTCGCCTGGCATAATGATGCGGGGCGTGTTTGCCTCCTCAACTTGCTTGGCATAGGCTTTTGCCACTTGTAAATCACACGCATGGCAGTAATATGGTCCGTCCTCATCATCCATTTCGTAAATTGTGTGAGGAATATCGTTGGCTAACATAGCCATTTCAAACACTTTGGCATGGGTTTCACACAAAATGGCAGGTGTTTGGTCTGCCACTGTTGTCAAAAACTTACCGTTCATTTCTTGTTTCATTACTGTTCCTTAATCTGCACTAAATGTTTTCTTCCAAGCAGGCTTATTGCTTTCATCTCTTGGACGATAATACTTATCTCGTGCCGCAGCCATGCGTTGCTGTGGAGTTCTGTTATCCCACGGTTCAGCAATGTTTTGCAAACAAGCCAATAAAGCATAACGAGCACTATCAATAGTGTCGTCTGGGTCTGAAAATCTGCCTCGTTCATCCACGAAATAGTTGCGTGCATCACTTAAAAACTGCGTGCAATTTTCATTGACTCGTAGGCTACCAACTTCTAGCATTTGACGCATTTGGTTGATACCATAACTCTTGTGGTTGGTAACGCGACCTTCCTGATCTGGCGGATTCATAATGGCTTTGTGATACACATTCAACTCGTAACTTTCAAACAACTCACGAATTGAGTTTGAACTCATAGTGTATCTGCCAGGAGTGCTAGCATCAGCAGGTAGAACAATAGGAGTGCCAAACACTTCAGGACGAAGTAGATGATTAATATACTGGCTTGGCACAGCCTCCTCAATACCCTGCACACAAATTTGTTTATGTAGATACGCAACTCGTTCATACGGTTCCCAATACATTAGTGTAATAACAGTTTGGTCATTGACCAAGCCCAAGTCCAGTGCAATCACACGCTGAATATTTGGTATGCGAGTAAAATCAATTTCACCAGTGGTGTATGTAGGCCAATTTGCCAACTGGAACACAGCACCTTTACCCATAACTGGCTTACCAGCAATACGGGCTTCACGCTCGTGTGGTAGATAATCTCGTTCTAATTGACGACGAGTTTCTTTTAACAGAAACGGCTGACCCCAAGGATCATATTCTGGAACATCGTCCCATGACACACGAATAAACTCATAACCTTCTTGTTTGTTCCAAAACTTACTGACCAATCCGTTCAAGCCTTTTAGGGGCGTGAATGAACACAGGACTTTACCTTGTGTGGTAGCAGTTCGTGTAACAATTTCAGAGAAGAAATCATCTGGTGGTTGCTCGTCAAAAACCGCCAAATTGAGTTTAAAACCTTGCAGTTGTCTTACCTCTTGCGTGTAGTTAGCAAATAGCAAATAACTCTTAGAACCTGAGACATGCTTGATTTCAACACCAATACAGTTAGCCCCATCATTGCGCATAGTATCAACAACAATACAATCACGAGGTATCGCACCAGTGCCCAAGTTTTCTGTAATTTTAACATCTTGTGTGCCTAACAATTCATTTTGTAGAACAAGAGCAACCTGCGACCAACCTTCACCAGCAACCATGCAAGTGATAGCCTTGTTAAAACGATGCCCTTCCCACCAATCTGGATATAAACCAGTCAGGTGCATTGCAGTTTCATAACATGTAGATACCGTTTTACCAATACGGTTGGCGGCTAGAATACCACGGCGTTCTGCACCTGCATTACTGCCTGTTTTGAAAAAGGTCAGTTGGTGTTCAAACGGACGAAAGTATTTCAACTGGTTAAACTGCATATCATCAGCAGTTTCAATAACCAAGTCTTGTAATTGATTTTGTAAGTTACTGGGCCAATTGCGATAAGTTTCTGGTGCTACTGAGTTAATATCTAAACTGTATCGCAATGCCCTTGCCATTAAGGTTTCTACGCCAAGCACTTTTATTCCTGTAGTTCAATTAAGGTTGAGATAAAGTGCTCAAGGTCAGTAGCATCCAACACCAGTGTAAAGTGGCTTACGCCAGTATCCTTATCAGTGCGAATCAAACGCAGAAAGATATCATCACCATGACGAGTTACTTCTGTATCAACACGACTGGTTGCATGTTTGGTCAAATTAATCATGGCTAATATCCTTGTGAATTTCATAAACTGCATGTAGTGCGTTGGCAAGACTTTCGATCTCAGCCGCAGTTGCTGTCCAAGTTTCTGGGTCATTGAGTTGTGCAGGTTTGTTGGTCATAACTGCTTGTAATCGTTCAGCAATCAACCGCAAGATATGCTCGCATTGACCTGGAAACTTTTGCACAAATGCTTCACGATGTGCATGATTGACCTTTTGTAGAATGAGCGTATCACGAGTCATACGCTCTTGCTGTGCTTGGTCAATCATCGTGTTACGGATGATTGGATCAGTCATTATTGAGAGATATCCCAAGGGTTGTGTGCTACTGCATCATTTAACGATACAAATTCACGGTCAATCCAAACTTCCCATTGGTTACTTTTATTGACTTTGTAAGTTTGCATCATGGCACGAAGTCGTTTGCCTTGTGGCGTTAGTGTTCCATCTTCACGCATAATAACTTGTTCGCCAGTGCGTGGATCAACCCAACGGATAACTTCTGGACGGGTGCGACCAAACTTGTCAATCTTTTCGCCGTATGGACGCTGTTCAAGTGGTCCTAAAATTTCATACGAAATCATGCCGTTGTTGTATTTGCGAAACAACATACTAACTCGTTTATCTTGTGCTCGTGCTTCTTCATCAGGATGAGGAATAACGTTGCTTAGGAATACATTTTGCACTGTATTTGGTGCTGGCAATGCACTTGAACGAGCAGGTGGTTCTTTGATTGGATCAACTGGCACTAATTCTGTGCGATCAATATAAGGATTATCGTTGCCAATAAATTTAGCATCAACTGCAACACCGTTAAGTGCATCCATTGCTACTTGATACTTTAATTTGTTGGCACGACCTTTTAAACTTAGCACAATGCCAGTTTCGTCATAAACAAATCGTTCTAGGTCAGTTGCTGTTGGAAAGTCTGTCATTAGACCTTCTAAATCATATTCACCTGCATTGACTGCGGCAGGTTGCACAGGCGCAGGAATGTCTAGCACTTCTTTGGCTACGGCATCTGATCGTGTGCGTTTTGTTGGAGTTTTTGCAACTGGTTCTGGTGTTGCGGTGTCGTCCCAAGGATTTTCGTTGGGCGTGTTTGATTTTTGCATGTTCATTTCCTTTATTTTCTATGCAGAGCAAGGGGAGTCTGTCCCCTTGCTGTCGTTCTATTTAGCGTCTAGTGCGAGGGCGTGTGAATTGCTTCATTCCTGGTGTTAGAGTTCTTGCTTGTTGAACTGGTATTCCAGGTCTAACACCTGGGGCATTAGGAGGTGCAAAACGATTTACTGGTTGTGCCACTGGAGGTGTTGGCGGGCTCCTGCCAAATAAATCGCGAATGTTTCTGTTAGTTGGCATCTCACTTGCCCAACTTGGAGGTGCCATTGGATTGCCACGCAGGTCATAATAGTTGCCTTGTGCGTCCTGATAACCTTCAGTAGGATTTACATAAGTGAGCATACTATTATTAGGTCTGCGAACTTCAGTTAAACCCATATCATAATTCTGATAGTCTGGATTACCTGCTGAATTTATTTTTCCAGTTACTGGATTGTGTCCCAATTTTTCTTGAGCATAACGTTGGAAATCGCCATATCCTTGATCGTATTCTAAATTTTTATATGGATTAGCGGCATCCCAGTCATCCATAAAT